GTCTATTAAAAACTGGTCACGCATAGAGCGCACACGTTGGGCAACTTCAGCCTGTGGTTTATTTTCTGCAACCATAGGTAAAGTCCATTGGCCATCTACCTGAACAAACTGACCTTCAACTTTATTCTGACTTACTGGGTCAACTTCTACATCTTGGATGACGTAGGGATAAACATCGTAACTCGCTAAGAGTTCATCAGGAATTATTTTAGGGAAAGATGTGTCTGAATTATCACGGCGTAGTTGCCCCAGTGTGTATTTAGCTGGAGTACCGTTTGTGAGTTTAATGTGCATATAAATTTCCTAAGTTAAGTCAAGTTGAATTGCTGTAGCGATTTCAAACGTACCACTAACATCCAAAATTTGTGTTCCTGTATTTCCGTGGCCTGCTTCCTGATAAGCCCAATAAAATTTTATATCTCCACTAGAATCCGTTACATCAACTTCTGTTGCAAACGAGGGTTTTGCTACGGTAACAACGCCGCCCGCAACCACTGCACCGAAACCCAGATAAAGACTGTCGTTTGTGTCCGTCATTGTGATAGACGCTGTAGCACCATTTAGACCTTCATCTTCATCTACTTCTGTAAATGTGTCGTATCCAGTAGGCCGGAATACAACGATTACGTTGTCTCTGTTGCCGTTATTAGTCGTGTAAGAAGACGCACCAGCTATTCTGTAGCTAAAAGCAAAACTTTGGTAAACTGAGTATAACCCTGAGTTAATAAGTGTCCATCCACTCTCGTCTGTTATAGTAACGTCTCGCCAATAGGTCATATAACTAAACAACAGGTCGCCGTCTTCATAATCAACGCCACGAGTCACAGTGACTGTAGATGCTCCCCACTTTTGACCTATAAATTCAAGATTGTTATCACCATTATTACCAGCAGCCGCTTGAATAATTTTATTTGATACCGTACTCATTATGCCATCGCCTGTCCAGCCGTAAAGCCGTAATAGGTTGTACCGCCATCAAGAGTAAAAAATGTAAATATATCTACACCATTGTTTGTTGCTGTAAGCGTAGGCGCTGTGCCTCCTGCCCAGTCAACACTAGCGGGCCAAGTAATTGCACGGGCTGTAGAGTCTTGAATAATCTTTAGCGTAAAGGCTGTAGCATTGCCTGTGGTTGCTGGATTACTAAACGTGTACGTAGTAGCGCCTGTAAGATCATGTACAAAGTTAGTTGCAGTAGCAAGGTCAATAGTAGTAGATGTGCCTGAAAGCGTTACAGAGTCTTCTGTAATACCTGCTTTAAACTCAGCAACCCCAGCGGCTGTTATACGCATCGCCAAAACATCGTTAGGTTGAAAATCTATTGTACCGTTAGTACCAGACTCTGTTGCCATATTTAACTGGAGATTCTGATTACTCCAGTCAATACGAGCCTTTTTAACGCCACTATTGTTAAATATTACTCCACTTTCCCCTGTGTCGTTTGCATCTAAAATTATGTCAGCGTCTGCATCTCCAGCACCCGTTGCTTTAACAAGGATTTTAGGGTCTGTCGCGCCAGAAACGTGCAGAAGTTCTGTAGGTGATGCAATACCCACGCCCACGCGATTGTTCGTAGAGTCAACTGCTAGGGTGGTTGTGTCTACAGTTAGGCCAGCAAAGGCAGGGCTGTCAGTAGTGGCTACGCCTTGATTCAATGCTTTAACAGAGGCTTCGCTAGTCAACTCGCTGTCCATCACTGCACCAGCGGCTGTTACGTTAGCTGTGTCTGTAACATCTGCACTGGCCTCGATGCCGTCAAGTTTAGTGCCGTCTGTAGCTACATCTCGTCCATCAACCGTACCACCTGCTACGATGTTTCCTGAGACATCTAAAATGCCATTTACATCAACTGTAGTAGCAGCTATCTGCACTTCTGTATCAGCAACAATATCAAGTTGCCCGTCAGCACTAGAGTTAATGTATAAGCCTGTGTCACGGAACTGAATTTTAGTATCAGTAGTTGTAGTATTTCCAATAGCTAATGTTTGTTGAAGGGTTTCACCGCCACCTGAAGCAGTGCTTGCAATTGTTCCATCAGCAGCAATAGTAATGTTAGAGCCTGCGGTTAAAGAAGCTACTACATTAGTGGTGTCCGTTACATCTGCACTAGCTTCTATACCGTCTAGCTTCGTATGGTCTGTATCTGTAAATGCGTTAGTGTCTGCATTAGATTCGTAAGCAGTTTTAATTTCAGCCGCTGTTTGGTTTGCCGTAGCACCAGCTTCAATACCGTCTAGCTTAGTACCGTCAGTAGCTACGTCTCGTCCGTCTACTGTGCCTGTAACTACAATGTTACCTGTGGAGGTTACAGTAGAACCTGTGATAGCAGCAGGAGTAGTACCTCCAATAATAGCACCATCAATAGTTCCTGCGTTAATGTCTATGGTGCTGGGGTTAGTACCAAGTTCAACAATGCTACCACCGTTGTCCTCAGTAAATAATCGTTTATCAGCTACGTTGACCGCCAGTTCACCTTGCACAAGATCACTAGCTGTAGGCACAGCAGAGGCGGTTGAGCTGTTTTTAGTTACAATTTTTGTAGCCATTGTTTATATCCTGATAGGTTGTTGCTTTATTTGCTTTAGTAGTGGCTATTATTGAATATTTTGTAACAGCCTAAATAGCTCCTACGAAAACAAAAGAAAAAAATAAAAAGAAAGGGGGACTCCGAAGAATCCCCCAGTTTAGCTTATGCTACAGCTAAGGTAAAGCCTGCTTCTGGACGCATGCACTGAACGCCATACAGAGTGTCAGCAGTGTAAAGAGTACCAAGGAACTCCTGCTTGTACTGAGTCTGTGAACGTACAGCTTGCTGCTCTGCAAGAACATTAGTGTCCTTGTGGATCAACTGAGCGCCACGGATGGAAGCACCACCAGTAGTGTCAATGACAGGTACGTTAGTAGAAACATATACATCAACACCATACAGGTTACCAATCTTGCCAGTCTCTACGCCTTTGCCATTAACAAAGTCAGTAGAAGTGTAGCGATCAATACCCATGATAGCGTTACGCAGTGAAGGTGGCACAAGGAAGCTACGTCCGTCCATAGGAACGTCTGCATCATCTTGCTTCTGAATCAGTGCGCGGAACGCAGCGTCAGAGAATGCACCAATGTCAGCAGCACCGTCAGCGTCAAATGCTTCAAGAGCGCCAGAGGTAGTGTTGATCTGGAAAGAACCAGAGTTTACATAGCTAGAACCATCTCCGTTACCGAAAGACTTAGCCAGTTCAAACAGATCGTTGTCAACCTGCTTGGCTAGACCGTAGCCAGCGTCACCAGTGTAGAACTGACGCAGTGAAGCGAGAGCCTGTACTTCGGTGATGTCTTCGATAAGACGAGAAAACTCAAAGTGCTTGTTAATGTTAATCAGAACTTCAGATTCTACGTTGTTCTGAATAGTTACGGCAGTGTTAGCTGCTTTAGCAGTAGCTGCGCCACGAGAAGGCTTAGGAACGTGAATGGTGTCACCTTTCTTACCAGTCATGCTCATTTTCTTAACGAGGTTAGCCATTACAAGATTGCTCTTGTATGCAGCAATTACTTCGTCACTCCAGATTTCTGGGATAAAAGTAGCTGCGCTAGTGTTGTCTACTGCTCCGCCCATATTGGGATATACTGATGTAGCCATGATAATACTTCCTATAAGAGATTAGTTATCTAACCCTCTTTTCAGCATAAGCCCTCTCAATTTCTGGAGATAAAGCTAAATACCTATCAGGGTCAGTTTGCATTAGTTTAATAATGTCTGAGCGTCTATAGATTTTGCGAGTTGCTGTCTCACCACTTCCTTTTGCACCGCCTGTTGAGGCAGTCTTAACAGCTTCTTTCCTGCTTGCTTTCTCGTTAGCTACAGTCTGGGCTACTATACCTTGACGTTCCTTCCAATTAGTGAAAAGCTCGTTAGCAGCTTCGTAGTCATACTGCGTATCCGCTTGTGCAAAAAGCTGAGTACGAATCTTTGATCCTTTAATCCAGTCAACAAACTTACTATCTTGTAGAATCTCTTGCATGTCGGGATGACGTTGTTGCAATTGAGCCTGCGCTGTTTGTTGCTTGTACTGCTGTGTTTGTTGTTCAGCAGCTTTGATTGAAGGATGATTCTTAATCGCTCTTTCGACTGCCTTGTCGGGATCAGAGAAAAAGTCTATATCTTCTTCAGGTTCTTGGGTTGCTGGTGTTGTGTCGAGTTGTGTCTGAATGTAGCTATCAACAACTTGTCGTAGTTCCCCTACTTCACTGCTCTGTCGGCCTAGTAACTTCTCAGCCTCCTGGTGCATCCGCACAATCTCAGCCGTTGACTTTCCTTTGTACTTGTCAGGGATGTCGTCTTCTTGAGGAGTCTCCTCTACTTGAGGTTCCTCAGTCACTTGACTTACTACTTCTTCTTGTTCGTTGATTTCTAAATCGTCTTCTTGACGCTCGTCTATAAGTGTTGCCATTATTAAACTCCGTGAGTATTCTCATTATGGAGGTGTATTATGCAGGGCTTCGGTTAGGAGTTGGCCTTGCGCTCTTGTTGTAGCTTTTGTGCCCTGTTCCTCTCCCACTGTCTGGTAGCACCCATAAAATCGCCAGAGATAGGGTCTAACTTGGAACGCACTGCGCTTACAATTCTGTTAGCTATCTTGTCACAGTCTAAACAGGGTATATGTGTACATTCGGAATCAACAAGTCTTTCGTTAATGTGTCCGTCCTCACACTTAAACTCAACCATAATACGCATTATGCTGCTTCTTCTGCGTCTTCTAGTTGTTGCTGCTCTGCTGTGTCAATCTGAGCTTCTAAATTTAGTATGTTCGCTATGACTGAGAGTTGGCCTTTACGGAAGTGCAGGTCTTCTAAGTCTTTAGTTACTTCTACTGAGTTAATCATTACCGCATTAGAGGATAAGTCATCTAGCAACTGTTTCCATCCTTCTGAACGGAATAAATCTTTCATGTTGCGGTAATATAGTTCTAGTTTAGGGTCAATCAAACTGTTTCTCCTATAAGGACAGTTAAGTTAATAGTAGTGTACCCTCTTAGTATAACATAAATGCATAAGAAAGTCAAGCTTTATTTGTATTTTTACTTGACTTCTTAGTAGTTTTGTTGTATATGGCATCCCAGTTAGCTGCAAACTTCTTTGAGTCTGTCTTGCGCTGGGTGCTTCCTTTGCCACCGTGGGTCTGACCTTTCATTTCTTAACTGGCTTCTTCTTCTTCTTAGGCGGTCTTCCAACCTTTGTTCCGTATGTACCTGTACCTTTTGGCATGTCATTTCCTCTTGGATTTAGCGCCAGAACATTTCCAACGCTTTCTTGATAAGTTGTTAGGTGTGTTAGGGTCGTTCTGCTTCTTCTTAGACAGACGCTTTTTAATCCCAAGACTACGAGCGCAATAGCTATCGCCCTTAGATGTACCAGGTTTTACTCTAGGGCCACCACCTTTAGCCTCCCCTGCTTGTCCGTAACTAACTCTCTTTCCCGTAGAAGTTACTTTAACTCTTGCTTTTCCTGCTCTTGGCTTTCCCATTCTCTGCTCCTGTATTATCAGCTATTTGTTTCTCAAGCTGTACAATCTTCTTAAATAGTTCCTCAAACTTTACATTTACTTGAGCTACTACGTTCTCTAAATCCCTGGTGCTTACCATTACTGTAGTCCTTGTGGTTGTAAAGGAGCTGCCTGACTAGCAACATTGCCCTCTTTTACTGCTACTTCTCTTTCTTTAATCAACTGCTCTGAAATCTTTAGACGCTTCTGGAACTCTTTGTCATCTGCGTCGCCAGCTTGGAGATTATTAGTAGCCGCTTTGATTCGATCAATCTCAAGTTCCTGCGGAATAGCTTGTGCTTCCACTCCCAGCTTCTGCGCTCTAGCTTGTGACTCTTGCGCCTGTCCTTGTAGTGCAGCAGTCTGTGATGCTTGGAATGCCAACTGAGCTTGCTGTGCTGCCTGTGCTGCCTGCTGTGCTTCTGGGTTAGGCTGGTTAGCTTGCTCAAGCGTAGCAATCAACTCTTCACGATTAGACAGGTTCATGTTGTCAATGATAGATGTTACCAGCTTAGGATACATAGGCTGATCAGGTGACATAGTTTGCAGCAACTGCACAAGCTGTGTAACTTCGTACTCACGAGCAATGATGCCTAGCGAGCTAGAGGTATGGAACTTGTAATCAGCTACTGGGTATAGCTCAGGCTCAAACTGCATGTAACGGTAAGCAGCCTTCTGTACGAATGGAATCAAGAAAGAGTCTTGGAAGTTGATCAGGGTACGCTTGTGTCGCTTGATGATAGCACCTAGTGACATAGAGACACCAGCAGCAGTAGACTCACCATTGATAGAACCAGCAATGCCTGCTGAGTCAATAGCACCTGTGGCAGTTTGCACCATGGTCTGTAGAGACTGTGCCTGTGCAAATGTAATCTGACTTACGTTACCAAAGTTAAAGGGCTGTAGAATCTCAGCAGGGTTACCATTGGTTAAGATGGTCTTTCCTGGCTGTATGCTTGGTTTAGCGCCTCTAGGCATACGAGAAGCGTCCATAGCCATCATTGGGTGGATGGTTAGGGCAAGAGCGTCGATTCTAGCGCGTAGTTCTGTGTCTAACGCCTTTTGGCTGTTATACCCTTTCTCACATACTCCTCTGCCCCAGAAACGGCTAGGAACGACATCCCAAGGGAATGCGACAACAGGACGATCCTGCATCATGTATGGGTTCTTCTCAGCCTTGAGTAGAATACCACCGTTAGCAATAACAACCATTGCCTCAACGTAGTAGGTTTCTTCTTCTTCGCTGTCAAACTCTACTACCTCTTCCTCTGCATCGTCATCTGCCATAGCTTCTTTGAGCAAGTGCGTAGGAACAAGGCCGTAGTATTTAGTCAGTCTAATCTTGTCTTCTGAAAAGCTAGTAAGGTCTTGGTCAGGCTCTAGGTTAAAATCGCTAGTGGCTTCTGTAAGCTGTACGTCACGATACACACCCTTCTCTTGTAGCTGCTCAACCAAGTGACTAGACACATACTCGTCTACAGCACAGCCCAGTGCAGAGTCAATGTCTGTTGCTACTGGGTCAATCAGGAAGTTCTGTGGCATGACAGGACGCAGCTTAACACAAGTGCGATCCTTGATAGTAACACCTACTGCTTGTAGCTCACCGCCCATAACAGGCTGTGTAGCAGGAGCCATTTCTTTTTCTTCTTCTATAACAACTTCTGCAATACCTGTACCAAACACTGCTGCGTTAATTAGACACTCAGCTACGTTCTTACGGACTCTGTTCTTTGCAAAGTCTTCTTCCAAGTAACCACGCAAGGCTGCAATGTCGGCAGGGTTCTGATCTCTGACATCATCTTTAATGTCAAACCACTTACCACGACCAAAGGTA